GTTTAGATGTGTTATTTTAAGGATTAATCGATTAGATCAAGTCTTCGACAATAACCAGTCCATACATATCAGGACGAACCATCTTCTTGGCGTAACGTGTCATGACGCCTTTACGAGGCACAAAGTCCTCTGTACCAAAAATGGTAGGTGTCATCTGTAGAGGCACATATGGTGCATATACATATCCGCTTTCAAGGAAAGAATTTCCTTTACGACCGCAAAGAACAACGTTTCTTGGGAAGTAAGGGTCGACGAAGACGTCGAATTTCTTGCTTAAAGAGCCAACTTTGACTGCTCCAACTTGTCCACGATCATCATCTGCGGTAACGGAACCACGGAATCCGGCAGTAAACTCAAGAAGGTTTGCAACTTCAGGTGAACACACGATGAAGTTGGCGCCTCCGCGAAGAGTCTTGCGGTGGATTTGTGCTGAAACATCATTGATGGTTTCGGCGAGGGTCTCATACCACTCTGAAACATTACCAGTGAAGTCTGGGAATGCAGTAGATGAAGTAAGAGGTACTCCTGTTTCGCGGTTAACGAACTTACCTGGAAGGCGAGACCAGTAAAGTTTACCGGCTGTTGAGCCCTTAACAAGGTCTTCCAAGATTTCTTGGTCGAGTTCGAGTGCGATGTGCTCTGACAGAACACTGGTTAGTTCGACTTCAGCATCCAAGTTATGGTATGCGTTTAAGTCTTGAGCCAATTCTGGTGTCCACTTAGCTTTAAGCTTCTTGGTCTTGGCAGTTACTGCCACAGAATCAACCTTGATGTCGATTTCTGGAATTGATGCTTGGTTTTCCAAGCCCCAGATTTCGTCGCCAACAACTGAGCCGAGCGCGCCGCCTGATTCGAGGTTATCATCGATAACGAAAGACATGTTGACGGTGGTTGCATCGATGATGCCAGCCAACTCATTAGTTGTCTCTGTTCCAGTAGCTGCAACGGCGATGAGTAGCTCACCTGCTGTCACGCTGTCGTCACGAGTAAGGCGTCTAACAAGGCGCCCTTTCGCGAAAGCCGCTGTTGGGGTGATAGTTACATAGTCCTTAACGTTAAAGAGCCTACCAGCAACGACGGAGGTCAAATCAGACAAAGAGAATCGTCCGACTGCTACCTTTACGCCCTCAAGGTCTGGATCATAGCGAACCATATCGTCCGGCGCAGATGAGCTATAGGCCGTTTCAGAGGCATCGAAAGTCCAGGTGGTTGCATCGCCAACAGTACCTGATGCAATTACTGCACAAACGGCGCCAGCGGATCCGGTTGGAGATGAGTAGCCGTTGTTCAACGCGTAGAAAGATCTCTCCGCATTTGCACCGGTGAGTGAAACACCACCAGTGATTTGAGAACCAACTACCCCGCCGCCGTAAACGGACCCATCTGCGATGGAACCAAGTCTAGTAGACTGAGTTGTGAAGTCCAGGAAGAAAATGAGACCTGATGGCAGACTCATTGGCTGGACTGAAACAAGATCATTGGCGATCAAGCCGCCGAATACGCGACGTACAATTGGGAATGCAACTGATGCAAATCCTTCGACGTCGCTACCTTGCATTGTGGATGCTTCTTTAAGAAGCTGTTTTGCTTGGTTTTCCAGAAGCGCAGCCATGCCATGCTTGGTGCGTTCATTTCCGAGACCTTCTAAGAGACCTGTCTTCTCCCACTTGGAGAGAAGAGCAGCACCTTCTTTGGAGAGGTCGCGCCTTACAATACCTTCTGTTAATTTATTGATAATAGACATTTTTAAAAATTCTCCTTTTAATCTTTTGATTTTCTAATGCCAGCTAAAATTTGCATTCTGTCCGTTTAGGGAGAGGATACATTTTTAGCTTCTCTTCTGGGTAAAGTGGCAGTAGGTCTTTCGAGAGTCTCGCGAAGTGATTTTGGCTGTGTTTTACCCCTTACACTGCCCACTGCGCTCTCAAGAGTTTCAAAAATGACCTTTGCGTCGTTAATCGAATTCGCGCCTGACAAAGACTCGACAATTCTTGCTTTTTGCCGCTCATTCAGGGAGCTGTTTGTCAATACGCGGTTCGTGTATAAAAGTTTTGCGTTTGAAAGGGTTGCGTCATCG